CTAATGTTTAGCGCAATCGCTCCTATTCAGGAGAATAAGAGAATCGCACTTAACAAATGTCCACTAGGGGATAGTGTCTAGCTCGAAAAGTTGGGACCAAATATGAATCGTTAAAATCTATTGATCTTTGGGCTGAACCCACCGAAGGCTCTAAGCGACTAATCCACCCCGTGGGTGGTTCATCGGCTAGACAAAACGGTTGGGACTTTGCGTCGAGAGGCAAAGTGACCACCCAAAGGGTAACCCCACTTGGTTTGTGGGGACGATACGTTTGATTTCGCTATTAACTAGTCAAACTTAGAGTCAATTTTAATTTTGTGAAAATTAATAAAACTTACAAATGTGGCATGGAATTAATCCTTGGTGCACCAATAAGGTACCCAAAGCTAAAGTCGTCACCAGCGGCTTCATACAAATTATACGCGCCAAATGCGTTACGAACACCACCGGCATCAGCAATTCCTGCTTGAGGACTCATGGGAAAAGCTGAGTCGTCATAACTTTGGAAGATTGGCCTATCCAAACCTCTTGCTTCAAGAGATCTCATAATGTCAACTTTGCTCCTACGAATGATAGGACCGTCGACATCGGATATGTTGCCTTCTCCCACCAAAGAAATGGGTGTTTGCGCATAATATGGCACCTCGAATTCAAGAGTACCATTCAAATCTGGATAAATATATGATTCAAAAGTCGGAGACGATTGAGTCGATGTAAATGTTCCGAGAGTCGGTTTATGTAAATCACCGTTCTGAAAAATATTAGTTGAACGACGAACAATCATAGGATCCGAAGGTCTAATTGCATCATATTCAAATCCATCATTGGCAAAAATATATTTTGATCGGGCATCGGCTTGCCCAGTAGCTTCCCTAGAACCGTTGTTCGTTGCACGAAGACCATTGGTACAAGGTGTTGCAAATTTGTACCTGCGTGAACCTCTCCAAAATCTATAAAGATAAGAGATGTAATACAAAGGGCAACGTGCTGGGATGTTCATGACGGCATTGAATTGTCCATCAACCAAAGAACCGTCAGCGTTTCTAGTGAATGGATACGTGACAGTCTGGAAAGGCTGAAATGAATTGTCAACGACTTCTCCGAAATATGCGGGGTCAACTCGAACTTTGTTCCACAAATACCAGTCATTGTTCAAAGGCAAAGGACCAGGAAAACAATAGTGATCACCGGAAGTGTTCAAATAAGGAAAAGATTTTCCAATGGAAGTAATTCCGAATCTTTTGATCAATTGTCTTAAATTGGTGACTTTTTCGCCAATACACAGCTCTTCTGCTGTCGTTTTTGACATTTGGCTTTTGGGGAACATTTGCGAGGCAGTGTTCTTGGTTTGCTCATTGTGTTCAATAGCACTAGAAGTGGAACTGAACACTTGTGCTTGCCAAACTGCGTCTACCTCGTCAACAGGAGCAGCGCCAGTGTTTCTCGTAAATTCGGAAGAAGGCTCTGCAACAATGTATCTGGCAAAATCAGCCTCGCCAAAAGCGATGTCGTCGGATGCACTAATCCACATGTTCAAAGGAACGTTATTAGCGACAGAATCCGAAGCTCTGCGCAATTCATTAAGCACTGAAACGGTGATTGTGCCGGTTGAATATGCTTCGTCGTTCCATTGTGGATCATTATATTCATCCAAAAGAACTTCTTTCCATGGGACATTTGATACGTAAGGAATTTCGAATTCTATTTCAGATGATATGCTGAGATCGAAAATCCAATTGTATGCATTGTCGGGAACAACACCACTTGCGCCAGCAGCTGATAAATACACGCCTGGATGGTATGTAATACGCAATCTACCTGTGTGAAAAGCAGTTTTGGCGGCTGTGAGTCTGAACTTTAAACCACCGCGCCATTGTTGAAAAATTGACGCGACAAATGCAAGAGTGGTAGGGCTCCTAGGGTGATGTCCTTTAACTAAGCCAGGAGATACTGCATTTTTGTGCAAAATGTTCTCAGGACTATGATTTAAGTTCCAGAGAACCCCATCTCGGAAAATGCATGATTTGGAGCAAACATAAGCTATGTCCATCTCATCAATGTCCGTAGAGAAAAGGCCTTCCGCATAAGTGAGTCCATTATCCGGCATAACAGATAATTTGGAAGACATATCTATTCCATCAGCGTGGGTATAACCTTTAGCTGGTATGTTGGTAACCACGGTATTTTTATCCAAATTTGTAGGTTTATTCCAGCCAAAAGTTGAAGCTACGCCACTAACAGCGCGTGAAACCCATTCCACTGGACGCATCCAAGGTCCTAGCGTGGGAATACTGCCGAGTATTGAAGCAGCTCCAGCTATGGCATTCGCAGCACCTGAAATTGGTGGTCCAGATGTGGCCTGGTGTTCTTCAGAAATTCCACCAATTTGTGCGGTCCAAACTGGAGGCACAGTAACCTGTCTGGAAGTTGGCATGCCAATTTCGATGTCCTCAAACCATGAAAAGATGGTAAATGAGGCACCGACAGATGCTGGCGAAGCGCCAGACTGAATTGGATTAAGTGGCACAATGTAAAATTCACCCATATTTGAATGAGAATCAAGCAAATTGAAATGGGATAAAGGAGAGCAATACGGTATTTTAAGTTCTACCGGATCGTTGCTCGAAATGTCTATTTCAACTCCAGGAAAGCCAGTGCAATTGGGCAAATTGTCCAGCATGGCTCCTCGGTTTGAAACTACATCAAAGGGTGCAAAGAATAACCAATATCTGCCACTCATAAAAGGGGTGGCATTGAAAATAATACGAATTTTAACATTAGCACGGAAAAATGTGAAGAAATCTAATTTTCTCACGACATTCGCGGATTTTTGAAAAATAACGTCGGGAAATTTTAAGGCTAAATTAGTAAATGTACTATTGAACTCGCCTTCATGAACTTTGACCGGTCTGTTGAGGATAGAGTGGATATCATGCATCTTAGTATCCTCAGCCATTTTCGTCCAAGCTGTAACGCTTGAAATAGAAGGCTTTTCATATGTTTGAATAACCGAATCATCGATGAAGGTTGTGATTTGTTGTGTGTGTTCTTGTTGAATTTTGTCGGGTGAGGTAGCAATCGAGTGAGTTTTCTAACTTTCAGTCGCTCGATTAAACGAATCTGATTTAAAGCGCCGGGCTGATAGCCAGGATTTTAGGCGGCACACATCAGCCAGTAGAGTCTTTAAACTCTCCGCCCTTCATATGTCTCATGAGGATTGTTTCACAAGACGAAGACCAAAGACTGGGATTTGCTGCTTTTTCCGTACGGCGAATAGAAAAAGCCCCTGGTTTTGGATTTAATTGCAGGCAGCTGCCAAGCGTCCATATTTCTTTGCTTCAACGAATCGATACTCGTCGTAAGTCAAGAAAAGTGGACGGGTTTGAAAGCCACGTGCGGCTTGTTTGTACTTTCCTATCCATTCGTCAAAAACTTCGCGTCCATGTAAAGAAAGTTCGAATGCGGATGTTTCCATATTCTCAACAGTTCTCTCTTCATGATCGAAGTCTCCCCTGACCCAATTGATCATTTCAAGTACCACGCCGAGTTCTAAAGGGGCAACATATTGATGTTCTTGTTCGTCCCAAGAGAATCCTCGTTTGAGGTAGCTGATTTCACCGATTGAGCGGTAGGGTATCATATCTCCTGATTTCGTTTCGTCTGTGTAGGTCATACCTATTTGTTTGTATCCTTCTGCGATGGTGACCTGATTGAAATCGTTGATCACTTCATCGGAAATGTTTACACAGTTGTCATCTCCGTAGGATACCATGGCTACATGTTCGTTAAAGGCCTTCATAGTCTGCAACAATAGAGGCACGACTAAAAGCCAAACATAGCGCATGGAAATAGAGTTATATAGGGAATTCAAGATGGCAGTAATTGGACATCCAGAGGGTTGGGAGTGCGTCCACATGTACAAATCGTCTCCACATAAGTGGATTGAATTGATGATTTCCCTCCAGAGGACTCGTCTAATTTGGGCGTTTTCTTCTCCGTCGTCGTAGAATTTGTTGATAATTTCCACAATTTCGGCGAGAATCTCCAATAATAGTGTTCCATCAAAGTTAGAAAAATCTCCTGCAATGACTTTGTCACCTTTGCTACACAGCCTTTCAGCAGTTCTTGTCCAATCCAAGGAATAAACATTCGTCCCAATTGAGATTTCATTATCAATCCTGTTTTTAGCACAATGTGCAGCAAAGCCGAGAAAGTACTTACGAAAAACCAGGGTATAAACCATTGGTCCTGCAGCAAATACTCTCGTCTTGCAATTTCTCGCTTTTATGAGTGCACGGCGTTCATCTTTTAAAGTGTCCGTCCACACGGTTGGAGTTCTTCGGTTCCTCCTGGCATTTCTGACAACTCTAGCCATTTCCTTTCTAATTTCAGGATCTAGCTTATAATCAGTGTCGCCTAACCAACGCATCTTTCCAGGCATCCCTTTCTTATCTTTAGTAAGGGGGAAGCCGGGAGAAGACTTGCGGTTTATTGGTGCCATGAATGGATCTCCTTCTATGCCAGCAACGGCTTCTTCGTCAGTAAGTACACGACAATGATCCGGGTCTGGTATAGTATTGACCATTCTTTCAACGTCGTTCACTGCAATGGCCAATTTTGTGGTGTCTAATGAAGGGGGAATTTTCCCGGCTTTCTTAAGTCCCAATTGCATGGGATCCACACGAACACCATCGACCAGTTTGCTGCGGAGAGCGGCTGGTTCTGTAGTTGGCTCGGTAATAAGACCATGTACTGCACTGTGCCGTAGGGCTGTTTTTGTTGGAGAAGCAACCTTAAATAAGGCTTTGCCGACAGGCACAAAATCTCCTTCAGGAATATTAATCTTTTCTCCGGGCACAGGAGGCTTGGTTAAAGGATCAAGGTCTAAACTCATCTGAGCGTCCATTGTTACTTGTTCCAGTCCTGCACGAATGTCGTCAATGTTCAAGGGAGAGGACATACCCATTCCTATGGTTCCAGCTACGTGAATACCAATGATTTTACGGGCGAGTCCTACGTGAACTCCCATCAAAATAGCTCCACAATCACCATCTTTCGTCTCAAGAGAATATTGATACGAAGAACGGAGTTTATAAGAGTTTCCTAAGTCGTCCTCATAATTTCTCACTATGTCAGTGGATTTCACCAATCCATATCTCATCAACACTACTCCATCAGCTGGGGCCAAAAGGCATCCATTGACGGTGTTGAAACGCGTCATTTCAGTAGAGGAAGCAATGTTTCCGGTAATGTCGGAATGGTCGTGGACCGATTTTGGAAAAACGAGCAAGAGTTGGTCTTTAGATACTCCATCTCTGCCCTCCAATTTGATCCATTTCAATTTGTGCTTGGGAATAATGTGACCCTCACGAATAGTGGCATTAGAAATGCGAACTTCTTCGCAAGTTTCAAGATGAGGAATTAAATGTCCGGCAGTCAATGCTGTTCGGCCAATGATAAAGCAGATTTTAATGCGTGCTTTCCATTCTCCGTCTTTCTTCACGTCCAAATTATACATGTTATGCAATATTTTTCTGGACACTTGGAAAGCGTTGGGATCAGACATGAGCTGTGCTTCTATCTTTTCCTCGCTAATGACGGGTACATAATCATCTCCCACATCGTCGTCGATTTCCACCATAAGGTTTTGCTTTTTCTTGGTTTTGGCATCTCCAGATCCCACGAGTTCAGTGCGTAAAGCCTCTTTCTTCTTGGTGTGGACATCGCCAGAGCCAGTTAATTCAGTTCTCAGTGCTTCTTTCTTTCGTGTATGCACGTCTCCTGAACCACTTAACTCACTAGCAAATTCAAATGGGACGAATTTTGTGTGGTGACCTTTTACGATCTCAAATCCTGGTATATCGTCTTGTTCACCATATCTAATGGCGGCACCAGCACGATCACATTTTCCACAAATTTGAGGATAGTGAACAGATTCCTGGACTGTCTTAATAAGGTGAGTGTGTTCGAAAACTTCATCACACCAAAGACAATGATGACGATGTAGTGTGCGTGTTCCTTTGGCTAAACCTTCATGATGATGGTCTAATGGGGGTCCAGCTGCAATAGTTTTAGTCCCTTTCATATACTGGCCGATAGCCATGAGTAATATGGGAATTATAGCTAGTCCCAAGGTGATGTATGGGTGCTCCTTGACTTTTTGGGCCACGGTCGCACAAAACGCTTTACAACGTTCCAACCATCCTGCACTATCTCTCTTTAATCGTTCAACGACGCTGCGGTTAAAACGGGCAGTGCGTTCACGAACACCTTCGAGTAAATTTCCGATTGAATACAAAAACATAGTGTCACGCTTAGCCATAGCTTTTATTTTAGCGGCTGCACCTTCTGACCATAAATGTTCCTGTTCGGATACTAATGTGCTCCATTCCTGCTGAAGCGTGTACATAGACTTGTAGAAGAATTTAAATTCGTCCATGGCAGGCTGTGTGTCGGGGTGGATCAAATGTCGTATTTGAGGATATACTTCCATAAATTCAAATATCTGTGGTCCAGACCAACCAGTAATGCCATGTAATTCAATTAATTTGACTTCTGTATCAAGCTCTGTAAGCCATTTTTCTTCGTCCTCTAAGGACAGGACTTGCGCTTTCATTGACCATCTTTCTTGGTTTTGTGCCTTTCGTTCTACTCTTGGCACTATATTGGCGTCATGAAATGGCTCTTCAGCATAGTCTTGGAGAAACTTTTGCATGTTAGCAGAACGTACGAAACGATCTCGGTATTTCATCAATGCCAAACTAGAAAACTCTTTATAAGAGTATGGTTCATCGCGCAGCAATTTTCCTGTTAAAGGATCGCGGAGGAAAATCTTGTATACATCTAACGAAGGAGATGTTGATCCAGTAATTGCCTCCACTTTGGCTCTGTCCAAATAGACGGCACCATCGTCTCCACGGCGTGCAAAACAAGGCTTAACTTGCACTTCTCCGACTAAATCAAATCGGCGACGTACAGCTTCTCTGCATGCTATGGATTCAGGGCGAATCTGGGCAACGGGCACATTGGAAGTGCAAATAATCACACGTGAGCTAAAATAACTTTTGCTCTTTTCCTCGATGGTCGCCATGTGTAACGGATATGGTGCCAAATTGCCTGTACGGATTAACTCCATAAACTCAGGATTTGGTTTTCCGGCAGAATCGACAATTTGTGCAAAGTCATCGTAGACAACTACACGTTGATTTTTATATCCGTCCCAGTATTCTTGTTCCACGTTTCTCATGTATATTTCCCTTGTAGGATCTTTCTTACCATCTGAATCAACAGGAATGCCGTCAATCTTAAGTAAGTCAGTAGCAAGAGGCCACATCATACCAGATTTTCCAACACCTGATGTGCCGTGTAAGTAAATTACGACAGGTTCAATTCGAGGTCCTGAACGGAACGCTCCACTAGCGGTAGCTTTTTCGTAGAGATTTTTCAGGACAGCCCAATGTGTATTAAATGGGCCAAGTATTTCTCGGGGTGCCTTGGATTCAGCAGATTTCTGTGAAAAGATCAACCCTTGACGATAAAGAGATTCAAGACGAGCACAAAGCTCGCTGTCTCTAGCAATCTCATCAGAGGTAGTCAATCCAACAATCTCTTGAATATCTTTAAACCAAGCGGCAATACCGACCATATACTGTTCCAATTCTTTGGTTTCAGCAGGTAATCCGGTTTGCCACTCGTAGATTTTCTTGAGTACAAAGCTGATAAGTTTTTCCAGGCCAGACCAAGCAAAAGATAATCCTTTAACTAGGCCTCCTAGTTTTGTGACTCCTATAACGCAGTCTTGAACTTCGGATTCCTTAGGAATCTTATTCATAAGCATGGTGCCTCCCATTATCGCTACAACAGTTGCGAGCGAAGCTATGGGGTCGACGTCGCCTGCTTGTGCAAATAGGCAACCTCGAAGCAATTGGCTAACGGTACGAAAGTGGTCCTTAACCATTTCCCACGCGGTTTGAGCAAGGTCTGTGGAAACTCCACTAGTGACAAGAGCGTCAATAATAAGTGGAGCTACAACGCCAGGGTTGAATTTAGAGCAAATCATAGCAACAAGTTTACAACATAAAGAAGTAATCTTTTTGATAGCGGTCATTTCTACGTTCAATCCCTTAAGCAAAACCGTCATTTGTTCGGCAAGGCCGTTGAGGGCGTCGTCAGTATGGTGATTAATATCGATGCCAAACAAAGCTTGTGCATGTAATACAACAAAAATTGCAAGGCGTTTCCAAATAGTCTGGAAGTCAGGGTCCATCATGTTGACACGCACAGTAATAGTGTGGTCAGCAAGTTTAATAGGTACATCACGAAGACGTCCCTGAGTTCTCGTAAAAAGAGGAATCACTCGATGTGTCCCAAAATGTTCAACAAGTAATGTAAATTTTGAATGTGTAGCGGCAAAATTGGATTCTTTGACTAATTCCTTGAGAATCATACGCTTCTGGGCGTTGTTACGCGTACGTTCCTTCAATTGGTCAATTTGCATGTGCTCGAAACGAGTTCCGGCTTGTGCTTTCATTTTAAAATCGACAGTATCTTGTAATACTGGTGTGTATCTCCCTCCTCCATGAGCACTCCATGCATGATTGTTAGCTTTTTCAAGAGATTTGAATAGGCGATCAGGGCAACGAGTGCATCCTAAGGGGCCGAAAAATCGGCATTGGAGCATGTGATCGGCAGCGGTTAAATTAGTTACTTTACGGTGACAATAGCAGACAGTAGAAGAATTGCAGCCAGAATTGGCTAAATGTTGAATAATAGCTTTCTTGGTTGTGTGTCCTTTCTCGCAGTGGTCGCAAACTGTTAAGTTTGTATATAATGTAGTGTATCCGGTCGATTGGGGGTTTTGGGGGTTTATTTTCTCCATTTCGCAAGTTTGTGATTCTTCCCGATTGTATCAACAGAGGTTTTAATCCTCTAATAATCGAGCATACGCACAGTAAAACTAGAACCCACGCTGCTTGAGTTGCGAATTCAAGTGAGAGTTAATTTCTAATCCTAAAGGCTTGTCCCACTATCATCCAAAAACGATGAATGACTAAGACATGTTCCAGCAATCTAATCATAAGAAAAATTCGATGCATAATAATTATCGCATATTGTACGGTAGGTTCTATAACATGTTATATATTTTATGTCTCCTCCCTAATGATAGGATAAAATCCTTGGGAGTTTTTCATGGGCGACAAATATCTGTATAAGTAACAGCGGTTAATAAAGGGTCCGACTAATAACAAAATTTCCAAGGTATCGCAATAAAGTACTAAATTGTTATATAGGTCTGGCTATCCGCAAAATATCAAATGGTCTTCGTTGTATTGAGGAGTGTTTTAAATTGAGCGACGGGGTCTAGCCCCGGTATATGAGCGACTAGTTTGTTTCAACTAGGTAGACTATTTATCGGATAGGTCCGTCAAACTGAGTGTGTATG